GGAAATGAATGGACTGAGATCAGCGAGGAAGCTTTGGAGCTATTCTATACTCTTAATCCTGACGTAGACTTGGAGAACATCGGCATCGAGTACGAGGAGAGTGAATAATGGCCGTTGCAATCGGTGCATCGGGTATCGTTGGAGTGGCGGCCGAGGTCACTCCTGGTACTTATGTTGCGCCTGCTTTTTACATCCCTGTACGGAGTGAGAGTCTGAACTTTATCAATGAGGTTCAGTTCACTCGTCCCATTATGGGTGTTGCAGATCAGGTGCATGCTGTTAAAGGTCCACAGAGAGTTGAGGGGGACATCGAGTATGAAGTGTTGCCTGACGCTCTAGTGTATCTGCTGAAGGGTTCTCGTACAACTCTAGTCAAGACGGGCGCTGGGCCTTACACCTACACCTACACTCCCACAGCGGCTGCAACTCCTACTACGACTCTGTCTTTGACAGTAGTGCGTAATGGAGTTTCTTTTGGGTATGTTGGGTGTGTACTCGGGTCGCTAGAGTTCACGGTTGATAACGGTGTGTTTGTATGCACCAGCTCTATTCTAGGTAGGAGTGAAGCACCTCAGTCTGTGCCGACTCCAACCTGGCCTACGCAGGCTCCTGCTGGTGCAGACTCCTACACCATCACGGTGGGTGGCTCGCCCGTTACAAATGCAGATAACTTCAGCTGGAGCTGTGATGAGAGTGCCTCAGCCGAGTATCGTCTGGGTGTAGCTCAGGCAGCAGCCTTTGTTAAGTTTGGAGAGAGAAACCTTGAGGCTAGTCTTGAAATGGACTTCGAGAACACGACTGAGTACACCAAGTTCAAGAACGTGACAGCTCAGGCGTTGGTATTCCAGGTTGATTGGGATGCAAACCATCAGGTGAAGATGGATACCAAGCTGGCTACTATGTCTACTTACGAACTCGGACTTAGTGGGCAGGGTGATCTTGTAAGAGCGTCCATTAGCTACGGTGGCAAGTACGACTTTGTGTCCAGTAAGTCTTTCGAGCTGGTTGTGAAGTCCAACACCAACATCACGTAAGGGAGGGCAACTGTGCCTAGGGCAACTGTAAGTACGGAGTCAGTACGTAAGGACCTGAAAACATGTTCAGGGGCTTATGTAGTTCTTCGACCGATGGGCTTCGGGGAATATCTTCAGCGCAGAGATCTTGCGCTGAAGATGTCTATGGAGGCTCGATCGAAGAATCAGAAGGTTAACATCGAGACCATTCAGACTGAGGTAGCAGCTTACCAGTTGCGAGTGTGTGTTGTAGAGCATAATCTTGAAGATGCTAGTGGTCGGACGCTAAATCTGGGTAGCGCTGCGGACCTGGCACAGCTGGATCCCAAGGTAGGTCAGGAAATCGGAAGGTACATTGACGAGCTAAATGAGTTTGAGGAGGAAGAGTCTTCACTCTTTCGAGAAGATTAAGGCTTCTGTCGTTCTTCGCAAACCACCAGAGGGTATAGTGGCGTATTTGATAGAGATCAACGCCTTGTGCCAGACTTATAATGCTCTACCGCGACCTGGTGGAATACTGGATCAGCCGGCTTTGCTGATGCGAGGACTGCTAATGGTGGCAGCAGCGCAGCAGGAGAAGGCCGAACTCGAGCAGCAGAGGAGTGAGCAGCGTGCCGCTAGGTCTAGCAGCTCGCGAACTTGAGCTAATCATTATTGCTCAGGATAGAGCGTCGGCAACGATTGCCCGTGTAGGAGGGTCACTAGCCCTGCTTGGTGCATCGTTGACGCGCGTTGGTATTGAAGGAATCAGAGCCTTTGCAGACATGACTGCTGAAGCCATCGAGTTTGATAACGCAGCCCGTTTAGCCTTTACGCAGGTATTCGATAAGTCTCGAACTACTCTGAGTGAAGTCAAAGATATCATGAGAAACGTAGCAGCTGATGTGGCTGCTCCTTTTGATGAGCTTGACGAAGCTCTCTTTGATATCTTTTCATCTCTAGATGTTACGGGAGCTCAAGCTGAAGTAGTTCTGAGGAATGTCGCTCAGGCTGCTGTTGCAGGACAAACAGACGTTCGGTCTGCGATGATCCCAACTATCGCAGTGATGAACGCTTATGGATTAAGTTCTGAGCACATCAGAGAAATCCTGGACATTCAGTTTAAGACGGTGCAGAAAGGTATCCTTACCTACGCAGAGTTCACCGCCAACGTTGGCAAGGCCATTCCTGCCGCTGTTGCGGCAGGGCAAGAGTTCTCGTCTCTCGGCGGAATGATAGCGTTCTTGACTCGACAAGGTCTTAGTGCTGCTATGGCTACAGTGTCAGCAGCTCGTGCACTCGAGCTGCTGACTAAACCTCAGACACTCAAGAACCTCAGAGCTCAAGGTATTGCTATTACTGATCAAGCAGGTAACTTCAGGCAGATCGATGAGATCATGTCTGACCTAGCTAAGAAGTTCGATGGTCTAACTGGATCTCAGCGAAAGAAGAAGTTCGAGGAAATCTTCGGATCTGGTACCATTCAGGCTAGAAGGTTCTTCGACGTTGCCATTCCTAACTGGGAAGAGCTGAACACTCTTGTTGACGAGTTCGCTAGCTCAGCCGGTGCTATGGATGAGGCGTATAAGATCATGTTCGAGTCGCCTCAGACGCAGCTAAACCAGTTCACTAACCTCTGGAGAGTCTTCAGAACTGAGGTAGGCGATCGTTTCATTCCTCTACTTCAACAGTACGTTGTACCTAGATTGCAACAACTTTGGGATGAGTGGCAAAGCTTGACAGAAGCCCAGAAGACACAGATCATTCAGTGGGCTGCTCTTGGTACCGCAGGTGTCACAGTCTTGGGTGTACTGTCCACCTTCCTAGGTCTGCTTACTCTCGCAGCTTATGCATGGAAAGGCTTTGCGACAGTAGGAGTGGCAGGTCTTGCGGTCTTCAGCAAGTTTCTCATTGTCGGTGCTGCTATAGGCGCACTCGGCTACTATATCTACGAGAACTGGGACAAAATTGGCCCAGTAGTAGTCGAAGTCTGGAAGATAGCTAAGAAGAAGGCTTCTGAATTTTGGAGTTGGGCTACTAAGCTCTGGTCCGACGAAGTGTATCCCACCCTGGTTATCATCTGGGAGAAGGTCCAACCCCTGTGGGAAAAGATTCTCATGAGCGCGAAGGAGACCTGGCCTCAGATTGTGAAGACAGTCAGGGCAGCTGTGGATGCCATCAGAATCGTTATTGAGAAGATTGTCCAGCTTACAAAGTGGATCTGGACAAACTGGGGTGACGAGATTGTTGCGGTGCTAAAGTTTGTCTGGGATCTGATTGGCGACATTGTGATGGATGGCCTCAAGGGTCTAGAGGCTTTGTTCAAGTTCGTTACAGCTCTGTTGACTGGTGATTGGAGCGCTGCCTGGGAGAACATAAAGGAGTTCTTCGTTCGAACTTGGTACTTCATTCTTGGGTTCTTTAAGGTTGGTATTCTCAAGCATCTTCCCAAGTTTATCAAGAATTTCGTAGCCACCCTTGCCGAGATTTTCGGACCACTTCTGAAGACAGCTAGAGATGCCATTTTTAGAACTGGTGGAATTATTGCTGAGCTCTTGGGGTCGATAATTTTGAGCTTCGGGAGGCTGAAGTACATCTTCAAGAAGATCTGGTCGTATCTCAACCCTCAAGACCTGTTCATATGGCTTCAATACTGGTCGAAGATGATACTTCAGCTTGGTATTCCTTTCCGTCATGTGATTGCAGATATTCTTAAGGTCTTTAGCGTTGCGGTAGGAAAACTCAAAACTAAGGGTCAGGTGGTCTGGGCTATTCTAAAGCAGATAGGAAAGGTTGCGTTTGGTCTGATAGCGTTTGTCTTCGCGGCCTTTAAAGAAGTAGCTGAAGCTGCGGGCGCTGCGTGGGATTGGCTAGTGCCTAAGGTAAAGGCTGTATGGGGCGTTGTCATGAAGTGGTGGAAGAAGTATGTCGAGTGGATGGCCCCTAAAGTCAAGACAGCTTGGGACTTTATCGTGCAGGTGTGGAACACCGGCTCGGAGATTATAGCCACAGCGGTGCGAAATGTAGTTACCTTCGTTGGCAAGATGTGGATGAATGCTAAGGACACTACTGTCAAGATCTTCACCTTCATTCGCGATCTAGTTAAGAGAGTCTGGGAAAGCGATGTTGTTCAGACTATTCGTAACGTAATCGTTATCATTTTGCATGTCATTCGCATTGGGTGGCAGTTCATTCAAGGTATCATCGAAAAGGTGCATGAAGCAATTGGTATGGTGATAGTCGAGAAGTGGGAATCTCTTAAGGCCTTCCTAAGCACAACATGGACTGTTATCAAGAACGTTGCAGAGTGGATCTGGACCACCCTGGCGAGCTTCTTGAAGTGGCTTAACACCGACG